CTAACCAAGAAGAAGTCACGAGGCACTTACGCAGTTTACTCAGGATCGATGTTTAGTAATCCGGATCTTAGCCGTGATTAATCTCGGCAACTAGACGACTAATCATATTTAACAACATGAAACAATTCCTAAAAGAACTCATCTCCAGCAACAACGAGGCATCCTCAAAAAGGTTTGCAGCTTTGTTTACGCTGGTGAACGTTATCCTACTAGCCTGGGTTAGCACGGTTAACTCGGTTAACCACATGGTACCGGAGTTTATTTTTGATGGGTTACTTCTCCTAGTCGGAGGAGGCTTAGGGTTAACTGTGATAGAGAAAATATTTAATAAAACCAAACAATAATGCCATTAGCAAATTCAGGACCGATCAGAACTTATAAGGACGTGGTTAACTACTTCGAGACGTTAGCTATGAGTCACATGGCCGTGCATCAGTTTGGATCAGGAATGATCTCAGACATCGATGTGCAAACCAATCTGGCTACGCCAACCCAATACCCATTAGTTTTCCTCGTGCACAGATCGGGCGAGATCGATGGCGGAGGTAAGACCACATTTAGATTCTCGCTGCTTGTCATGGACATCTCCAAGAACCAAGAGCCGTTAGAGGTTAACAGGTTAAGCGATTGTCACGACATCCTACAGGATCTAATCTCGAGGATCTACCTAACAGCTTGGGACACAGTTCAATTGGTGGTAAACACACCTATCCCAACCACTCCATTCGTGGAAAGGTTTAATAACAACCTAACTGGATGGGCGGCGGAAATCACGGTGATTGTTAAGTCACCATTAAATCTATGTGAGGCAGCGTTTGAATAATGGCAGAGTTTGACTTTAGTAACGTGCTTAGAGAGGTTGCTCAGGTTATAGAAACCAGAGTACTCCTACAGATGCCGGTTAAGACCGGTAAGCTAAAGAAGTCATTGAGAGTTGTAGTCGATAACGAACAGGTCTATTTGGTCTACGACGACTACGGTGTTTTTACTAATTATGGAACGGGACCTTACTATAATGGGAACTATGGTCAACCTGCAGAGTTAGATAGTTACCGAGGTTACGTAAAAGGCCAAGGGGGAATACAAGCTCAGAACTGGAGCAGCATCTATTCCAGTGACGACGTACAGATACAAAAGATGCTAGAAGATGAACTTGCTAGACAAACAGAAGCAGCAATAGAAGAAGCTTTTAAATAACACAATATGAAGCCAACAACATTCCAGATAGGAAAGGACAAGTACGAGGTAAGGGATCTAACCATCCAGGACTACTATGACATGCAACTAGAGTTAACCTTGAGCGATCAGTTAACCGGGTTTAAAGTGGTGTCAGAACTTTCTGGCTGTCCAGTAGACAGACTAAGATCGTTAAGCTACGATAACTGGTTAGCCCTATGGATCACAGTTCAGAATCAGATCAACACCAACATCACTATCGAGGATTCCACCTTTAGCCCGACCGTAGAGGTAGACGGGGTTACTTACGGGTTAATCGACATGGACAAAATCACGGTTGGTGAATTCGCAGACCTTGATATCATCTTAGGTTCTGCTAACGTTGAACACAGACTACACGAAGCAATGGCAGTTCTATATCGACCTGTCGTCTCTTCGTCAGGTAAGAAATACAAGATCGAAGACTACAACTCAGACACCTTTGCAGATCGAGCAGAAGCCTTTAGAAAATTCTCGTTACCAAAAGCAAAAGTGGCTTTAACTTTTTTTTTGCTTTCAGGAAACAGATCCTTAGGAGCTACGCTGGACTCTTTGAGCAAGACGATTCAGGAGATGGCAACAACCCCAGAAATGAAAGAGAAGGTACAACCGATCCTAACAAAGCTGCAAGAGGATGGTTTAGCACTCTTATCACGCTCGCAGGAGAAGACCCGCTCAAGATCGAAGAAGCGTCACATCTCCAGATTCGGGCGGCTTTTAATTGGCTTGCGTGGAAAGTTGATAAAGTTAGGAAAGAGGTTGCAGAGCAGAAAAAAGAATTACAAAAATATAGAAGATAACTAATGCCAATCACAAACGTATATTACAAACCAAAGATCTGGTCGCCAGGATACAATCCGGTTGTTTGGAGTTTTCTGTCCAACCAGAACACACAGACTGACTTCAACTACGTGGTTGATGTTTATATTAATGCTGCCACTGGAGCAACTGCTTCCACTTATAGGCTTCTGCAGAAACCAAATCCTTCTGGAGTTTGTATGGTGGATGTTAGTAGTATAGTGCAACCCTATCTAGATCTAACCAACTACTCTGCGGAAGAGGGTTGGAGTTTAGATTATCGAAATTCGGATGGCATTGCAGCCTCTGTGTTTCTGAAAGTTGGGGAACAGTACTCTGGACCATCTGGAGGAGCCATTACCACATTTAATGGTTTTGGAGTAACCGGAGATCCTGCTTACTTTCTTTGGGCTTACAACTTTGACAAACCAGTCAGAGTAATTCCGGCTGCACTACCTTATCAGAACAGTGTTAACAACATGGCAGCAACTGGTCCTTATGGGTATTTTTCCCCTTATCTTATGAGACCAACATCAGCTGGTGGATTAGGTAAGTTCCTAAAGAGAGACAGCAACAGCATCACGGTTACCGATATAGATCATCACACTCTAAGTTTCCTAAACTGGTATGATGATGCGGCAACCTCTGCCCAGTCAGTAGTGCAACTAGTATCTGCTGCCATCTATAACTCGGCTGGCACACTATTGGACACCCTGTTCCTTTACAACAATACAGGTGCAGGCGGTGGACCTCAGGCAACCAACCTATATGTGTCGGCTACCGAGAACATTCAGTACGACTTGCTAACCGTTGCTTGCGGACCTAAAGATCTAGCAGTTGTCGAGGATTATCCCACAGCTGCTTACTACGATGTAAAGGCGTACGTTAAGGCTAGTGCCACCGGTACCTCTAACCTAGGTGTAGTGGCTTCGGAGACGGTTAGGTTTACCCTCGACACCCAGTGCCAAGACCTTTACCCGGTTGTTAGGTTAAGCTGGTTAAATGACCTAGGAGGCAGGGACTATTACAACTTCGATATGTTCTATGAGAAGACCACAACTTCCGCAGAAGAAGTTTATGGTACGGCTACCCTTAACTGGACCGGGACTTATCCTGTTGCCATGGACGGTTCAGCAGACCAAACTGGTAACTGGATCTTAGGAGGTAGCAAATCTTTCAATAAGGTGGTAACCAGCAATTTCAGTATCCAGACCAACTGGTTAACTCAGGAGTATGTGGATTTCCTTGGAGCTATTCCCGAATCCCCTTCAGTGTGGGCTTACATTGGGGATAATCCAACTCCTTACACGTTGTCTGTAACCAATCTAGAATACACATATAAACTTGTTAAACAAACTAAATTGGTACAAGTAACAATTGATTGCACAATCACTAAGACACAGCAAAAACAAAATCTATAATGCAGTACGTACAACTCTTTGCTCAATATCAAGGCGATCTTTTTCCGGGAGCCACAGCAGACTATCAGAATTACATCGAGATAGACCAATATGATTATGAACCCATCAAGATCTCGCTTAGTGTGCAGAGCATCGAGGAACCAACTGCCACCACGTCTAGTTACTCCCAGAACTTTAAAGTTCCACAGACCGCTATTAACGGTAAGTTTTTTAAAGCAGCTTTTAATGTTAACTCTACTGACTACGATGCCACTAAAAAAGCTTTAGCTTACATCAACGTTAACGGAGCTTATTTTGCCTCGGGTAACATTAGGCTTAACGGGATCATACTTAACGCTGCTACGGGCAAGATTGAGTACGAGATTGGCTTCTTTGGCGAGACCAGTACGTTTGGTTCTGTGGTTGGTCCTAATAATCTCTCGCAGTTAAACCTTAGTTATCTCGGACACCCGCTAAACTACAACAACCTTAGCAACTCTTGGAACCCGGGAGGTTTATTTAACGGTGACATTGTTTACCCGCTGGCCGAATGGGGTTACACCTATGGAACTTCTGGTCCGTCAGAAGGCCAGCCACTTCAGAACACGCTAAGTGTTTATAATGGCACCACATCTAAACGAGGATTTACTAACGTTTTTAACCCGTTAAACCTAGACCAATTTCAACCGGCTATTAGGTTAAAGGTGATTTGGGATGCTATATTTTCAGAAGCAGGATTCAGTTACGAATCGGATTTCTTAGAGGGATCTTGGTTTAAGAACCTGTACATGATCTCGACCAATGTGAGTTCGCCGTTGCTAAATGCTAAAGTTACTGCCAACGTAAACTTTAGACAAGGGCAAAGAATTCCGATTGTGGGATTAGAAACGGTAAGTCCCACTAAACTTGTTTTGTCAACGGTAGTGACAGACACGGCTAATGCGGTTAACCTTAACAATGGTACCTATATGATTCCTTACACCGGAACATACACGTTTAGATTGTACCTGAATGCGGATTTTATAAAAACGTTCGATTACATTTTTAACTGGTTTGTTGGTTACATGTCAGTCACTGCTTGGGTGGCGGACGTCGATGGACAAATAGATTACAGTATTGCAACTCAAACTGCTTATGTTACATTTAATAGCGGTAGCGCAACTTTTACTAGTGGACCGGTTAAATCGGTTATCGGAGGGGTAGAAGCTAATTATATTGAATTCAATTTCTTTGGTCTAGAAGGGCAAAGGATGGTCTTTACCCTATCTCCTACTTCAACCTACTTCCAAGGGTTAACTATCGCCAGCGGTTACTTAACAGTTACAGGACCATTAGTTATTGTTCCTGCAGGTATTCTACCAGCCCAATATAAACAAATAGATTTCATTAAGGCTGTTAACGATAGATTTAAATTGATGTGGGTGCCAGATAAAAACGTGCCTAATAAATTTAAAATAACTCCATGGGTAGATTGGGTTAAAAGCGGACGTCAGTTAGACTGGACGGATAAACTAAATCAAAACCAATCCATCAGCATTAAACCACTGTTTGCTACCCAACCGCGTCGAGTTATATATAAAGATTCAGAAGAGGCAGACATCTACAACTTCAGTTATCAACAGCAATACAAACAAACATTTGGTCAGCTAAATAATGATTCCAATATCGAAATTATTACAGGTGAAAGAGAAATTAAATCACTATTCGCACCACTACCACTAGCACCAATTGGTCTTGCAGATACTTTCTTGGTTCCTCATTTTGCTAAGGACACAGAGACACAAAGACAACCTATTCAGGTTAAACCCCGAATTGGATTCTATAACGGACTTCAGGATGCACCATATTCTTGGTATGTTAGTCCATTCCCTTGGACTTTAGGAGCTAGTGGAGGTCTTTCTTTCTTGCAAACTAAATATCCAGCCTTTTCATCATTCGATCGTTATCCATATGATTCGAATGCAATGGATATTAGCTGGACTAATCCTCCACAATTCTGGACAGAAGGTGGAACATCAGCCGGAGGTCTTTTAGCTGGTCCAAGTTTCGATGGGCGTACCCCAAATACAGCTTACAGTAACTACTGGGAAAAATGGTTTGATAACACCTATGATCCTTACTCTAGAGTAATGGAAGCCACATTTGCTTTAGATTCTAAAGATGTCAGCGAACTTCTGTTTAATGACTTTATCTTTATTAGAGATAGTTGGTGGCAACCTATCGAGGTCAAAGATTTTATCCTCGGACAAAAACAGAATGTTAAGGTTAAGTTGATTAAGCTCGGGGCTATCGGGGTTAACTTAGACAGCATAACTAATTCTGGAACCACATATTATCAGTTTCCTAAGCTTTGTTATGGACCAACTGGAGCTTGTCAAGCCGCTTGTTGTACAGATCCAAACGAATATAGACTTTTCACGACCACACCAACTTTAGGTTCGGCCACTGTATTTTACGCCAACGGAACAGGTAGTATCTACGCTAACGCTGGTTTCTACTCAGATGGCACTACAGTTTATCAGGTTGGTAACTTTGGATCATTAGTTGGAACCACTTTAACTTCAGCTTGTGACTGTAGTATTGGTGGACTTTATCCTTACACTGTAGCAGTATCTACTACTGGATGTGGATCTTGCTGTGCAACAACTAGAGCCACTACAATCTACGGGGATTCTGCTACATTCACAGCTTCGTCTAATTTGTACTCCGATAACATCGGAACCTCATTAACACCTAACTTCTACTACGGAACAACTGGAGGAACACTTCAGGTTGGTACGGATGGACACACAGTTACTCAAGCGGTTAACTGTTCAGCTTGTGGTTGTGATAACCTTACGTTCAATGGGGTAAGATCCTTAGCAAATAGTAAAGTAGCAGCTTGCTGCGTATCTGGAGTTACTGGTTCGGATGGAATATTCACCATGTACCAAGACGAATCAACTTTTGTTTCTTCTAATGCTTTCTACTACGATCCAAGCGGAAGTTCTGCTGTACCAGATCCGGTAGGATTCACAGGAGGTACTGGATTCGTTACAGGTTCTACCGGATGGATTTCAGATGGAGCTAATGCACATTATGTGATTGGCGGAACATCCTCTTCTATAGTGGCTTGTAACTACACCTCAGAACCTTGTGCTAACCGTAACCAACCGGTTAGAATTAGGACACAGGTTAACACTGCTCCTTTCACGGCCTCGGTAACCTATGAATGGCAGATCAGTTTTGATAACATAAACTGGTTCTCTAATAACACTTATAGTTATAGTGGAACTTCCACAATCCAAGTGGAATCCCCATTTGCTCCTAATGCTTATGTGAGGATTAAGTTTACTGTTACTTCATCGAACAGGGTGCAGTTAATCCTATATAGAAATGGAAGTAACATCTCTACAACCTACTACGACACGCCGGGAGGAGCAACAACTTACTTCTCGCCTTCGTTCGGTACTATTGGAACTGGAAATGGTTGGGACTTTTATTTCTTCTATAACTATCCAGAAATCTAAGAAATCATATTTAAAATAAAAAACAATAGATGGCTCAAAAAGAATTTGTATTTAAAATAAACGGCGAACAAGCTGCTAATACAATTGCGGGGATACAAGAACAAATAAAGAAACTTGATGCAACCATAGCTAATAGCAACATCAATGATCCTAATTTTGGCAATCTGATCCAAGAATCTGAGACTGCTAAAAAGTCTCTAAGGACCTTACAGACCGAAGGTGTTGAAGGGTTAAAGCCTCAAGGGGCTATGGGGGCTTTAAAAGGCTTTGGTAAATCCCTATCAGAAATACCTGGTCCTATCGGTGGAGTAATTGGTGGTATCAATTCGATGACCGCTGCTTCGTTAAGATTCATAGCAACTCCAGTTGGTGCTATCATTGCTGCTTTAGTTGTAGTATTTAAAGCTTTCCAAAAAGGTATAGAATCCAGTGAGAAAGCTCAAATGGGTCTTAACAAGATCATGGGTGCCTTTACCGGTATCATCGGTCCAGTTATTAAAACTATCGGAGAGTTTGCTGCCTTGTTAATTGACGGTGTGGTGGCTGCTATCGATGCGGTGACCACTGCATTAGCTGCTTTAGGTATTGACTTTGCGGAGAATGCCAAAGCAGGTATGGAATTGGCGGGAACTTTAAATGCCATTGAGGAAGCCGAAGGGGATCTAGAGGTAGCCAGAGCACAACAGAATAAAACTCTTGCTCAGGCTAGGGATTTGCTATCTGATACAAATGCTAAATACGAGGACCGTAAAAAAGCTTTAGCTGACATTAAAAAAGCCGAAGAAGCTTTAGCTGCTAAAGAGGTTGAGTTGGCTAAGAAGCGAGTAGCTGCTGCCAGAGAAACAATTAGACTATATGGGGAATCTAAAGAAAACTTGGATGCTTTAGATGCTGCAATGATTAAGTTGTCTAACACTGAAGAAGCTTACTTTAGTAAACAACGACAGTTTAACAAAGAGCAAAAGAAATTAGATACTGAACAAGCTGCTAGACAGAAAGAAGCAGCTGCAGCAGCAGCTGAAAGATCTAAAGCAGCTAGAGAAAGGGCTAAAGCTGAAGCAGATGCTGCAGCTGAAGTTTTTAAGAAAGAAAGAGATCTAAGAATTCAAACAATAAAAGACGAGACTACAAAGGCAGCTGCGATTGCTAATGCAGCATTTGAGGACGAGGTCAAAAGAATTAAAAAAGACGAAAAGCTAAAAGGCGAAGCAAGAAAGCAAGCTTTTGAAAATGCTAACGAAGCTCTTAGACAAGCATATCAAGAAATAGCAGACAAAGAACAAAAGCAAATTCTTGAACAGCAAGCTCAGTTCAACAAGGACTATGTGATGACTGACGAGGAAAAGAATGCTGAACTCGTTAAAGCTGAAGAGGATAAGTGGAATAAATTAATAGAATTAAACGATAAATTTAATCAAGATAGGTTTGATGCAAGAAGAGCTCAAAGAGTAGATGAACAAGGATTTCTTGAAGGTTCTATACAAGTATATGTAAGCTCTATTGTAGATGGTGAAAAACAAGTTGATGAAGTACAACAAGATTTATTAAAAAGAAGACAAGCATCTATTGATAAAATAAATGCTGAATTTGCTAAAGATCAAAACGATAAAGCTCTTGCAGCTTTAAAAGCTCGTCAAGAATCAGAATTACTAGAAATAGAGAATGCTGCTAAGGAAGAAAAATACTTGGTGTTATCGAACAAAGATGCAACAGATGCTGAAAAAGTAGCTGCGGAAGCAAGATACACAGAGACAATAAGAGCTGAACAAGAGAAACAATTAAGATCACAAATAGAATTTCTAAAAAATGTTGCTGGGGAATCTGAAGAATCTACTAAAGAAAGAAATGCAGAAATTCTTAAACTTACCGGTCAGTTAATAGACAACTTAGCAACTGAATACAAACAGGATGAGAAGAACTGGTCAGAAGTTCAAGCACAAAAAGTTCTAAACTTTCTTGAGAAAAATCAGGAAATGATTGATGGGTTTGCCCAAGCTACTCAAGCAGCTTTAGATGCATTCTCTGCACTAAGCGCAGCTGCAGAAGCTGAAGATCTAGCAAGAATTGATAGAAAATACGCAGCACAAACAGAAGCCCAAGCTAATGAACTAAGAGGACTAGAAGAAACCCAATTAGCTCAACAACAAAAGTATGAAGCTGATGTTCTAGCTGCACAAGGTAATCAGGAAGCTTTAAATCAAATAGAAGCTGACAAACAGCTTAATGATTATAACACTCAGAATGCTATTCGATTAAACAAAGAAGCCACTGCAGATTTAGAATATAAGATAGCTTTAGAGCAAGACGCGGTTAGAAAAAAGAATTTCGAAAACCAAAAGAAATTTGAAACTGCTAATGCTATTATCGGAGCGGTTCAATCGGCTATTCAGGCTTTTAGATCTTTAGCAGGTATTCCGATTGTTGGTCCTGCTCTTGGTGCAATTGCAGCTGCAGCAGCATTAGCAGCTGGTTATGCAAACGTAAAAATTATACAAGCACAGCAATTCCAACCATCTGCTATCCCACCTCCAGTAAAAGGTACAGCAGGTTTACCTCCAGGTACACAAACAGGTAGCGGTGGTGGAGGAGGCGGAGGAGGTTCCAAATTCGGAAATGGTGGTTTGCTAATGGGACGTAAACATGCAGAAGGTGGAGTCATGACTTCGTTAGGTGAACTAGAAGGCGGAGAATTTGTTGTTAACCGAGATGCTACTAACAAATTCCTACCCACACTACAAAGAATTAACTCAATGGGTAGCGGAAGTGGTGCACCTAACAACCTATCTTCTGGAGCAGAAGCTAGATTAGGTACCAACCAACCAATCATTAAAACATACGTGTTAGCTTCAGAAATCAGTAGCCAACTAGAAGCTCAGAAAAAGATAGCAGATATAGCACGCCTATAATAAAACATATTTAACTACATGGAAAAGAAAATAATAGATTTAGAAATTATAGACGAGCTAGAAGACTCTGGCGTAGACGCCATTGCTCTAGTGGATAACCCGGCTATCGAAAAGAACTTTATGTACTTTAAGAAAGAGGCATTCGTGGAACCTAAAGCTGGTGAAAGCCAATCTGACTACATGGGCAGATGTGTACCGACTTTAATCGACGAGGGTAAAGAACAGGATCAGGCAGTTGCCATCTGTATCTCCACTTACGAGAACATGACTAAGCAAGCTTTCGTATATGATGTGTTTGCAGATTACCCTTGGGAAGAATGCATATCCGACCAAAAGGGTAAAGGGTTAAGCGAGGAGTCTGCTAACAAACTTTGTGGTTGGATCAGAGCAAACATGGAGATCAACACAGGCGGTCTAGCTCCTTACACTCAGCAAACTCCTAAGAAAAAGAAAGACCTAGTAGAAAAATCTGTGGCTTTGGAAGAAGAACTAAACATAGATGTTTTCGGGTATCCAACTAAATATTTCTATATTTGTCCAGGTGCTATAGCAACATTTAAACATCTTGTACAAATGGCTCCAGATCAAGACACCATCGGAATGATAAGAGCTGCTGCTTTACAGGCAGATGCTATTTTCCTAATTGAAAAAGAGGTTGTAGAAGCTGGCGTGGCTACACAAGCCCAAGTAGACGGGATCAAGTTATTGGTCGATGACTTTAAAGACGTGATGAACGAGATAGATGCTAGAGTTGGTATGGTGCACGACATTGGTTACATGGATGAGCACGTGGCTACTGTAGAATCTTATCTGTCAGGAGAAGAATTTGCAACTGTGGCAGAACTAGCAGTTGGCGATGCAGTTAGCTGGAAAACTGCAGATCAAAACCCAAGAGGACGCATTAGAGAAATTGTAGATGGATCAAAAACAGTACCCGGAACGGATTTCCAAATAAAAGGCACCGAAGAAGATCCTGGATTCATTATTGAAATCTACGAAGAAGTAGAAGGTAAATGGGAGCCAACTGGAAAATACGTTGGTCGTAAAGCAGATAGCATTTTAAAAAATGTAGAACTTTCTGAACAAAAGATGAGCAACTACATGTTTGCTGATGAGAGCAAGAAAGAACTAGTTGGTCCAGTTGCTATTCCAGAAATGGAGATCCCAAGAAAAGACGACGACGGAAACATTTACTTTGTACGATTCTCTAAGGACGTGGTTAAGAAAATGGCCGAGAAGTTTATGAGAGAGCAAAGACTAGCAGACAACAACATCCAACACAAGGATGACATAAATGCTGGTTCATATGTGTTTGAATCTTGGGTGGTAGAGAACGAGGGTGATAAGGCTAACTCGGTTTATAACCTAGGAGTACCGGTAGGCACATGGATGGTGAAGATGAGGGTAACTAATCAGGACACCTGGAAAAAGGTTAGAGCAGGTGAACTAAATGGCTTTAGCCTACAGGGTAACTTCGTTTCCACAGAGGAGTACGAAACCTACATGAGAGACAAAAAGATGTACGAAGACCTAATTAACCTCGTAAAAGGCTTTTAAGAAATGTCATATATAACAAGAGCTATATTTAGCTCTATACATTCAAATAAAAATAAAATAAAAGTATGTTCAAAGAAAAACTAAACCAAATCAAGGTTATCTTAGGCCTTGAAGTTAAATTAGCTTCTGAAAAGTTAGTTGACGGTACTGTTGTTGAAGCAGAGAACTTAGAACCTGGCTTTCCGTTATTTGTGATAGCGGCCGACGGAACAAAGTCTCCAGCTCCTGCAGGAACTCACGAACTAGAATCAGGCGCTAAAGTGGAGGTTGACCAAGAAGGTAAAATCGTAAGCATCGAAGAAAAAGAAACTGAAGCTCCTAAAGTTGAGGTAGAAGTTGAAGCTGCTGCTGAAGATATGGTACCTGCTTCTGAAACTCCCGAAGAAATAGCTAAGAAAGAAGGCGCAGTTAACGAAGCAATGAAAAAAATGGTAATGGCAGTTGAAGAAATTGCAAAAGACGTTACTGAAATCAAAAAAGACGTTGCTGAAACTAAAACTGAAATGGCCGCAATGAAATCTAAATATGAGAAATTCTCTAAAACTGCTGGTGGCGAAAAAGCTCCAAGAGTAACAAGAGGAGAATTCGAAGCTATGGATCCATTGGAAGCTAAAATTGCTGCTTTGCAACAATTGAAATCTGAGAATTTCTTTACTAAATAATAACAAAACAAAAATAAAATAACAAACTATGGCATTTTCATTAGCTACACTTGCTACCTTCAACCTTGAAGATAGCGGTATTTTAATTCAAAAAGCGGTACTTGGTGCAGATCTTATGCAATATCTTGACGTAAGACCTGGTTATCCTGAGGCTACCGTATCTGTGAACGTATTAGGTTTGACTGCTGGTTTCACTGACGCATCTTGTGGATGGACTTCAGCTGGATCTACTAACTTTACTCAAATCGCGATCACTAACTCTACTAAATCTTGGAAGCAATCTCTTTGCTTGGAAGATCTAAGACAATACTGGTTGTCTACTCAATTGGATGCTACTGCATTCGGAGAAAAACTTCCTTTCGAGCAAGTTATCGCTGACCAAATGGTTCTTGAGACTAGAAAATATGCAGAATCTGTAATTGCTGGTCAAATGATCACTCAAATCACTACTGCAAACGGTGCTGCTGCTGGTCCAACTGGAGCTTGGAACTCTACAAACGCTTACGATCAAGCAATCGCTACTATCGACGCACTTCCTTTGGCTGTTGCTTCTAGAGACGACTTGATGATGTTCATGAGCTACGCTAACTTTAGATACCTACAAACTTCTATCGTTGGTAAAAACTTATTCCACTACTCAACTGGTCAAACAACTGGTACTGGTTTAGGTCAATCGATCATAATCCCTGGAACTAACGTAACTGCTATTCCAGTAGGTGGTTTAGGATCTTCTCCTAAAGTATACTGCGGTCCTGCTAAACACATAATCGTTGTTTGCGGATTGGTAGACGATCAAGACAGAATCGAAGCTTGGTGGTCACGTGACAACCAAGAGATGAGAATGTTGGCTAAATTCAGTATGGGTCTTGGTGCATTAGTATCAGAATTCGTATACACAGCTGGAGCATAATCACTCCTAACACAGGAACGGGTTTAACCGCCCGTTCTTTTTTAAAACAACAAAAAAACAAAATAATAAAATAATATGGCTTGTAATTTAACTTCCGCAATAGCATTAGATTGTATCGATAGCATTGGTGGTGTAAAAGCAGCATATGTTGGTGTTAACGTTGTGATCTCTTCTGTGTCTTATAATGCACAAAACGAAATCACTGGTTTAACTGGGGCTACTGGAACTTTCTACCAGTACGAACTACCAAAGGATACTGCTACATTCACTGAGACTTTCAACATCTCTAATACAAACGGTACTGCATTCTACGATCAAGCTCTTACTATTAACCTACAAAAACTATCTGCAGACAAAAGAAATCAACTTCTTTTACTAAGCAGAAACAGAGACATCAAAGTTATCTTCCAAGATAACAACGATAACTACTGGTTGGTAGGTAAAGATAGAGGAGGCGTAATTTCTGCAGGTACTTCTGTAACAGGAACTGCTCCTGGAGATGCTAACCAATACAGCATCACAATTTCTGCTCAAGAGCCAGATATGGCTTACGAGATCACATCTCTATCAGCTATCAGTGGTATCACCATTGTAACTGCATAATTGATTCTCAATTTTTAGAGTAAAAGGCTAGTCTTAATAGATTAGCCTTTTTTTATGTCACATTTCTTGGCTTTCATATTTAATATAAATAGTTTAATAATAAATGATCCAACTACAGCAAGAAACTGGTAACGAATTCATTATTTACGCCAATACTATCAGTAATGACGTGGAGGAATTTGGAGATTATTTTTTGATAGGATTCCAGTCAGGATTTACTAAGTTGTGGACGTATGTGATTCCATATGTGCTAACTAGAAATAGCAGATACCTTAAGTTCCAAATCACTTTGGTGCCTAACATTTCGGTTGAAGATCCGGCCAACGGTATAGTTTATCTTGATCCTAGTGGCAACTGGGACTACAAAATCTGGAACACAGATTACGCTACATTAGATCCTGCTACGGGTAACCTTATCGACAGCGGTCAGATGATCTTGGAAGATCAGAACCCGCCCGAGGTTTTTTTTGAGCAGTTTGTATCAGGAAACGACATTCTAGAAGCAGTGGTTTACCAAGGGCCAACCGGTGAAACTGGTCCTGTGATTTACCAGTCAGTTAACGATACACTGGAGTCTTACGTTTATTACACTGCTAATGGAGTTTGGAATAACACGGCTAACCAAATGAACTACCAACAAAATGTTTGGGAAGCTGGAATAACTGGACCAACTGGACCATATAATTAATCTGTCACTTTAGCCGGAAATCATATTTAACTTAAATAATAGTTTACAACTAATGGATTTTACCAATACTAGAATACAAAACACCTACGGAGGAATACTAAACGTCGGTGCCCAAGGAGTTACTGGAAGTGTTTTAATACCAGTTACTGATGGATTCGGTACTATATTACCGTTTGAAATTTCAGAAACCACTATTAATTTCACAGGAAATGTAACAGGTATCACTGGTGGATCAGGTGGTGGAGCCACAGGTCCTACTGGTCCTGGTGGGGTTAACGCATTCTATGGTATTTTCTTAGACACTGTAACACAAACTAATGCTAGTCCATCTGCTGCAAATGCTTTCAGATACAACACAACTGTTGGTGGATTTGGTGTTAGTGTAACAGATAATTCTAGAATTCGCATCACCAACGCTGGTGTCTATAATATACAACTTGTTGCCCAGTTCTTTAAGACAGATCCAGGAGATGACACAGTCAACATCTGGTTGGCTAGACAAGGTACGAACGTGGTTGGTTCTAATCGAGTAATCTCTCTTTTAGGTACAGGAGCTATTCAAGCTACAACCCAAGTTTTCCAGGTAAATGCTAGTGACAACGATTACTACGAGATTTACTGGAGTTCTACCGACACCAACATGAAGGCGTTATTCCAACCTGCTGGAACGTTGCCTAACAAACCTGCAACAGCATCAGTTGCGTTAGCTGTTGGGGCTTTAGCTTACACACAAGCTGGATCTGCTGGAACATCTGGTTCAAGTGGTTCATCTGGATCTGCTGGTTCATCAGGAACTAGTGGAAGTTCTGGATCATCTGGTACTAGTGGAAGTTCTGGAACTTCAGGAAGCAGCGGTAGCTCAGGTAGTTCAGGCAGTAGCGGAACAAGCGGAAGCTCAGGAAGTAGCGGAACGTCTGGAAGTTCTGGTACATCAGGAAGCTCTGGATCTAGCGGTAGCAGTGGAAGTTCAGGAACTGCTGGAAGTAGTGGTACAAGCGGTACATCTGGGACATCCGGAACTAGTGGTACCTCTGGTACTTCAGGATCTAGTGGTAGTTCAGGTAGTTCAGGAAGCAGTGGTACATCAGGAACTTCAGGTACATCAGGTACTTCTGGTTCTAGTGGTACAAGTGGATCTAGTGGTACAAGTGGTTCTAGTGGTACTTCTGGTTCTTCCGGTACAAGTGGAGTTGATGGAACTAGTGGTACAAGCGGTACTTCAGGAACTAGTGGTACGTCAGGAACTTCAGGTTCTAGTGGAACTAGCGGATCAGCAGGATCATCTGGTACATCTGGGTCTAGTGGTACATCAGGAACTGATGGAACTAGTGGTACATCTGGGGTTAACGGAACATCTGGAACATCTGGGGTTAACGGGGCAACTGGAACTGGACTTGGATTAACTTCTAAAGTTATTCCTTTCGATTCTTCGACCGATCCTTGGACTTTTATTACAGCTCCTGGACCTTATAATTCTAATTCTTATAAAGATTTTACATTTGCAGTACCTTTTAATACAGCAAATTATAGCATAGATGTTCAGACAACTTTTAGTCCAGCTATTGCAGGACCTACCGGATATTCTCAATCTTTAGGAGGTTTTAATGATATACCATTTTATATTACAAATAAAACAAATACTGGATTTAGACTTTATATAGCTACTCAACTTGACAATTTTAATCCAGCTAATTATGCTACTGGATACGTTCAATGTATAGCAGCTGGAGAAACTAGTGTACCAGGTCAAGATGGATCTTCGGGTACTTCGGGTACTTCGGGACTTTCTATAGTTGGACCTACAGGAGCAACTGGTATTGGTCTTGGATTAACTGCTAAGAATATTGGTGTTACTGGAGGAATGTTTATTTATGACGATCCTACTAATACAGTTTATTATGATTGGACTTTTACAGTTCCATTTAATACAACAAATTATTCCGTAGATTTTCAATATGAATCCCTATCTACTGGTATTAGTGGTTGGGTAGATTTAACTTCTGCTGGATCTACTTCCATTTCAATTGTAAATAAAGCAACTACAGGATTTAGAATACAATTTAATGATATTTTTACTCCTGGATATATTACTACAGATTTAGTAGGTTACATTCAAGCAATAGCACTTGGAGAAACTAGTGTACCAGGTCAAGATGGTTCGTCAGGAACATCAGGTTCATCAGGTTCATCAGGTTCATCAGGATCTTCTGGAGCTAACGGATCTTCAGGTACTTCTGGAAGTTCAGGATCGTCAGGAGCTGATGGATCTTCTGGATCTTCAGGAGCTAATGGATCTAACGGTACCTCAGGAACATCCGGGATTAGTCCTACAGTTGCACCTTTGTCTTATGACTTTAGTAGTTTAGCAACTAAAAATCCAGGAGGAGCTAGTTTCCCGCTAACAACTCCTAGATTTGCTGGTTTTGGATTCACATACACTCCAGATACTACCAGTCCTATTTCGATTACTTATAACACTTCGTACAACATAATTAACGATTTTAATCCACAGGATTCTTACACGTTAATTGTAAAATACGGAACTGGAACTGCACCTTCAACAAATGATAATGCAACTGGAGTAGGTACAACTATCACTAGCACAAATTTCTCTAATAATCAGGACGTTGCTAATGCTTATACTCTTTCGCTATCTGGTATAGTTGCAGGATTAACTGCTGGAGTTCCTTATTGGATAGACATATCGGTACAAGCAGCAGACAACGTAGCAAGTGTTAACTTATCTTCTGGTACTTTCAACATCATTGAATTATCAGGAGCTTTAGGAGCAACCGGAGCAGCTGGTTCGTCAGGTACTTCCGGGGTTGTTGGAGCAACTGGAGCAACTGGACCTCAAGGTCTTCCTGGAGGATCTACTTTAACTTTTAGTAAGACTTCATCATCATCTGCTGTTACCGGAACAACTAACGAAACTATTGCGGAGACTATTTTCATTCCTGCCGGAACCTATACCACCGGAACTTATTTAGAATTTGATGCTTGGGTAACTAAAGTTGGTACTGCTGCAGGTAACACTTTCAGAATTAGATACAACACAAGTAATTCTTTAAGCGGTGCAACTCAGATAGGATCACTTAGTTCAGCAACTACTACTTTACAAAATCATACCCATAGAAGTTTTATAATTGAAAATGGAACTAGTGCAACTTTAGGTTATCTTCCAACTACAACGGCACAAACGGATTGGACTAATAGTACTGTTGCTCTTAGTTCTTATGCTATCAATTGGGCTAATGATGTTTACATTTTACTTTCTTTCCAAAATACTAATGCTGCAGATGCATCTTATGTAAGGGGATATTATTTAAAAGCAGCACAAGGATCTGTTGGAGCTACTGGAGCAACGGGAGTTGCTGGTAGTTCTGGAGTTGCTGGGGCAACAGGAGCTACAGGACCTGGTGGAGCATTAGGAGCTTACGGTTCTTTCTATGACACCACAGATCAGACAAATGCTGGAGCCACAGCAGTTAACTTCATGGCACTTGGTGCCGTTGCAGAAGCCAACGCAGTTTCAATTGTTGATGGAAGCAAGATAACAGTTTCCAATTCAGGAACTTATAACCTACAGTTTTCTGCTCAGTTCACTACAACTTCCAACGGGGATAATGAATATGAAATATGGTTGGTTAAGAATGGCGTTGCAGAAGCATGGAGCAACACTAAAAGCATATTGATTAAAGATCCAGGAAACGACACCTTTGGAGTTGCTGCTTGGAACTTTGTACTAAGCTTAAATCCTGGAGATTACCTTCAACTTGCTTGGAACTCTGCTGACACCAATATGCAGATCTCTGCTGAACCAGCAGGCACTAACCCAACTAGACCGGGCATACCTTCTGTGATTGCTACATTAACTCAGGTTATGTACACACAAACTGGGGCAACGGGAGCTGCAGGATCTAGTGGAACATCTGGTATAAGTGGAAGTTCAGGAACTAGCGGAATAGATGGTTCATCAGGTACATCAGGAGTTGATGGTTCATCAGGTACATCAGGAGTAGATGGTTCATCTGGTACCTCAGGTACCTCAGGTGTCAATGGAGCAACTGGACCAGCTGGAAATAACGGAGCAACTGGTGCTACTGGTGCTACCGGTGCTGGAGGACTAACACCAGTTGGTCTAACTGGAAACTACACGTTAGGCGTTTCAGACGCAAGCAAATTCTTTGTTGCTGATTCAACTTTTAACCTAACAGTAACTGTGCCAGCAGATGCTACTGCTGATTTACCAGTAGGATCTAGCTTATACGTTGCTAGAGACGGAGTTTCTTCAGTTATTATTGATGCAGTAGCTCCAGCAGTAATAAACTCAGCAGACAACTATCGAGTACTTAGAACAAATTACTCAGTAGCAAATCTTGTTAAGTCAAGTGCTAACACTTGGTATCTCTCTGGAGATCTAACTGGAGGCGGAGCTACTGGAGCTACTGCACCATCTGGACTTGATCCAAATGCAGTTGCATTCTTAACAGCAACTGGTATCACCGATCCAACTATAGAAACTGCTATTAATACCTTAGTTGTTGATATGAAAGCAGCTGGTATTTGGACTAAGATGAAGGTAGTTTATCCTTACGTCGGATCTAGTTCATCGACATTCAAGTACAACTTGATGGATCCTGTTGATTCGGATGCAGCATTTAGGGCTACATTCTACGGGCCATTTAACTTTAGTGAATTTGGATTAGCTGGTAATGGAGTAAATTACATAGATACACATTTCCAAATGACGGATTTGACTACGTCACCATTCTTTTCAGCGGGATCTTATGTGCTAGATAATGTTGATTCTACTGCTATTGGTCTAAGCATTCCTTACGTTAGAGAATATCCTTGGGCAGGACCTGGAGATTATCCAACTTATAGTTGCTATTTAGATTTAGGACTTGGTACTGGTCTAGGTCTAGTAGATCCAGGAGGAGAACCTTATAGAAGCACATGGACACCTCCAGCTAACACTTATGGAGTAAATGCTTGGAGCAATATCTCATACACATCGCATAGAGTTTATTTAGATAAAACGTTAATAAATAATAACACTAATAACACTACATCAGCTAATGTTACTACTAATAATTATCGTATTTCTTCTCCAGAGTATCCACTTTTACAAACAATAGCATTTAATTACATAGGTGATCCTTTAACTGAAGCTGAATACTTTGATTATGTAGATATAATTGAAGCCTTCCAAACTACATTAGGTAGAGCGGTAGGACAAATAACACCATCTGCTCAAGCATTCTTAACAGCAACTGGAATAACCGGGGCTACTATCACAACAGCTGTTAACAACTTAACTATAGGACTTAAATCATATGGAATTTGGGATAAAATGTATGCGGCTTATCCATTCGTTGGGGGAACAGCTACAACAACTAAATACAACTTAATTGATCCACAGGATACTAATGCTGCTTATAGAATTACTTGGAACGGCGGTATAACTCATAGCTCTTCTGGAGTTAAAGGTAATGGAAGTAATGGTTACGGACAAGTTTACTTTAATCCAAATACATTATCAATGACCAATGCCCACTTATCTGTATACTTAGCAAGTAGCGAAACAGGAGCACAGTTCCAAATGGGTATGTATAATTCAACTCAAAATATAGAATGGGGTATGATTGCTAATTTCGGAAACGATACTTTCTATACCCAATTCGGAGGCGGTTGGAAAACAACATCAAATGTGGAACCTAAAGGTTACTATATTGCAACAAACAATGGCTCAACAACCACAGCTTACAAAAACGGTAGTTCTATAATTTCTTCAGCTCAAACATTTGGTTTAGTAAATGCTGGTATGGTAATTATGGCAACAGATAATGCAGGATCAATTACTGGATATGATCCAAAATTATACGAATTCTTATCTTTCGGAACGCATTTAACATCCGGAGAATCTACAGCACTAAACAGATTAATAACTGCATTCCAAACAACATTAGGTAGACAAAATTAAATAATATGAAAGTAAAACTATTAACAACAGAACAAAAAAACTCTTTAATTGGAGTGCAGATCGGGGATAGCCATTTCTATAATCCTGCAATTGATGCAGAAGGAAATTGTTTTATATCGCTTCAGGAAGCTGAGCAAACAACTAATCCAGATTATCTATGGGTTAAGGACTTACCTGAAATTGACTATGTTCCACACACGATAGATATCAACAACATTAATAACTAATTATGATATACAAATTCGACGCATACGGACCAGGACAAAACAATCAGACCAACTTTGTTCCAAACCCAACAGTACCTGAAATATTTAAAGTACGTGGGTATCCTTGGATCAGCTATGGTGCTGACAACCTTTACCCATCCTACGTAACAGAACTTTACAACAAGTCTGCAATTAACAGAAGAGCTCTTCAGTCTAAAATCCTTGGGGTGTTTGGAGAAGGTTTAAGAACTATGGATCCTGAATTGGAGTACGTGCTTAACCGAGCTAACGACGAGGAAACTTGGAACGATGTGTTCGAGAAAATTGTGACTGACTACGAACTGTACGGTGGATTTGCGTTGAATGTGGTTTGGAATGCTACTGGAGACCGAATTCATAGTTTCTATCACATGCCTTTCACAGCGATTAGATCTGCAGAAATAGATCCGGTAACAGATAAAGTAGAGCACTACTACTATTCAAGCAACTGGACTAGATTTAAGAAATACAGACCTATCAGATACAAAGCATTTGATCCTAATGATGCTTTACAAGCACCAAGCCAGATTTTCTATTACTTCGATTATCATCCTGGATCTCCTTACTACCCACTACCTTCGTACTCTGGATCTTTACAAGACATCACAATCGACGTTGAGGTTAGTAACTTACACTTAAGTAATCTTGCTAATGGACTTAATCCAAGTCTTTTCGTAAGCTTTGTAAATGGACAACCATCGATCGAGAATCAGAAAATGATCTACGATTCATTAGCTTCTAGTTTTGCTGGAACGATGAACGCAGGTAAGTTCTTCTGTGCATTTAGTGACGATAAGGAACACGCACCAGAGGTAACGCCGATAGATTCTGCCAACGACGACTACTATGTGAATCTAGAAACTAGAATCACAAGCCGTATCTTAACTGGCCACGGTATCACATCTCCGTTGCTATTAGGTCTTTATCATGAAGGCGGAAGCGGTTTAGGATCTAACAAAGATGAAATCTTAGTTAGCTACGAGTCGTTTGTTAAAACAGTTCTTAAACCAGATATTAAGGCGTTGTTAAAACCAATGGACAAACTTATGTACTATAGCGGTTACAACACTAAACTTTATATCGAACCTTTACAATTGTTTGATGCTGAAGAAGTACAAACTGCAACTACTTAATAAAATAAAAATTAAAAATGGCACTAGACGTACTTTTTGTCTCTGAGGAAAAACTAAAGAGCTACACAAATCTTAATACCAATCTTTCTCCGGCGGACCTACAACCTTATGTTTGGGACGCACAGAACATTATGATGCCACACTATCTTGGTGGTACATATTACAATGCGTTAAAGGATAGAGTTAGAAACGGTACTCTAACAGTATCAGACGAACATCTGCTAGACAATTTTATTGGTCCGTATTTATGTAACTATGGTTTCTATATGGCAACCACGTTTATCCAATTCAGATCTTATAATAAAGGAATTCTGAAAGGCACTTCAGAGAACGCAGAAACTTTAGATCTAGATGAACTTAAGTTCTTGCAATCTCAGATTAAGAACATTGCAGAAAGTTATGCAGGTCAGATGGTTAATCACTTAATCACACACCCGCAAGAATACCCACTTTACAATCAAGCAGTTAGCAAAGACGGAGAACTTCCAGATCGTACATCTCCATTTACAGCAAACATCGTGGTACCGAGTGCAGCTTATGCAAGCCGTCAACGTATGGGATACGGTGGTGGTTATGCTGGATTCGGTTACTGGGCTAATGGAAGTTACATCGGTCCTGATTGTTACAACTTACCTGGAACCTAATATGAACAAAAACAACTCTAAAAAGTTGGAGGTGAAGCTTAGTAAGATTTACAAGTCATCTAAAGCCAACGAAGTTAAACTAAAAACCTATTTAGAAAATGCTAAAAGATCAAGTAACCGATAGTATAAATTATGTGGCTTATGGGCTGGCTAACCATCCGCTGACATATTTAAACACAGCAGCCATCGCAGTATCAATGACAAATATAGAGATAGGTCTTAAGGTGTTACTTTATACGGTTTCGATCGTAGCATCAGTCCTTGTGAGTAGAAAGTACTTGCTAGAAATTAGGAAACTAAAGAAAGAAGAGAAAGAGTCTAACGATCAAAAATAAATTAAGTGGCTTATAAAGAGCAATTTTTTCATATATTCGAGTGTGTAACCCCGCCAACTCCAGACGAAATGATCTGGAAACTACACCCTACTCTACCTATTGAAGCCTCTAACCTAGGACAACTTAGGTGTTTGGATGAAGACGATGACTATTTCGAACGACAAAGAATAGGTATTCATGCTCCAAAAAGAATGAAATTGGTGTACGAATGCTTTAATAACACCATATTACCTGGCTACTGTCGGATTAAACCCCGTAATTCTAATCCATACGATCTCCGTCCGGAGAACATAGAAGTGATTTTAACTATCGAAATGTCCGAAGAACGGTCTGCTAGTCTTAAACGTGAGCAGGATTTTAGAGATGAAACTGTTAGACAGATGCTATTAAGAGAAACCATTCTACCATCCCACTTCAATATCTACAAGTACTTTAAGGATCTTAACATTCCAGATCTTTGTATGAAGCATTGGAAAGCAAAATCTGAATGGTATGAGAAACATTATGACACACTAGAAATATAATACTTGTGTTACCTCCTTCCAGGTTGCATATTTGTTTTAAATATTAGTTGCCAGGGGTCGAGAAATCGATCCCTTTTTTTGTGCGTACTTTTTTTTGTACGGACTTTTAAAGGTTTGAAACAAAAATACAATTTAGATATATAATATTAAAATCTAAATAATATGAAACAACAAGAAAATTGGTTACCAGTTAAGGGATTGGAAACACGCTATCTGGTTTCCGACCAGGGCAGAGTCAAGACAATCAAGTTTAGATTCGGAGACGAATGGGTACTAAAACAAAAGATTACAGCAGCAGGTTACCGGTACGTCGTGCTAACATATGAGCACCAAGGCAATAAGCTTCGCGCTAAGGGTGTTTCTAAGCTCGTAGCTGAAGCTTTCATACCCAACCCAATGGAATACACGGAGGTGGGTCATTTGGACGGCGACAAGTCAAATAACACGGTGGGCAATTTGGTTTGGATAGAGCATGATCCGAATGTAAGAAAGAAGGCTGCTTACATTTACCGGGTGTGGCACAAAGACACGCCGGACAACTACGAGGATTTTAAATGTCAGGACGAAGCTGAAGCGCACATGAAACAGGTTAGAGGTGTGGCCAAAACCCCAAATCTAAACTATCACATCTACACGCACAAGGGTAAACCTGATAGACTTGGCTATTGCGTTCAGAAAATCAGAATGACCAAGTCGGAATTCGACGCACAAAATAACGAACAATAATGGAAAAATGGAGACCAGTAGAAGGGTATTACGGTTACGAGGTTAGTGATCTGGGTAACATCAGATGCTTTATCCGAGGAGAAGTTAGACCGGTAACCTTACACATAAACAAGGTAACGGGCTATGTGCTCTGTCATCTACAATCACCCGGGTTAAAAAGAATAACTAAGAATCTACACTCGTTGGTGGCTAAAGCCTTTATCGAAAACCCAAACAATTACGATTCTATTGATCACAAGAACTCGGATAAGCGGGACAACTCGGTGGCTAATCTTCGGTACATGCCACATAAAAACAACTGTCAGAGATCTAGTTCAATGCCCATAGAGTTGGAAAACGTGGAGACCGGAGAGAAACAGATCTTTATAAACTCAAGAGCAGCTGGTGATTATCTTGGCGTTCATTACAATAGCATTAGAGGTGCGGCCATTTCACTTAAGACTAAAGGGCGTCGACGTGTTTGTAAAGGTCACTACGCAAGATATGTTGACATCGCCCCGCCAACTTTAGTAGATGCACCTTACGAAGAGATAATACTAAAGCCAGATGTTTCCGATGAATAATTTTTTTATCCCGTAAACCAATGCTACATTTGCAACATGAAACAGAAGTTAACACAAAAAGAGGAAGCTTATATTAGGTTGCTTCTTAAATCCAAACCAGTTCCAGATAAGGTGGAAAACAAAAAATGGTTGGATCATCACGTTAAGATTATGCTTGACAAATATAAAAAATCAAATAAACTATTTTAAAATGGCAACTAAAAAACAAAAAGAAAAAGATCCTGCATTTTTAATGTACGCGGAAAAATTTATTGCTGGCACTTATTTTATGACCGATGAACAAGTAGGAAAGTACATTAGGTTACTGTGTTTGCAACATCAAACAGGACATCTTACTGACAGCCAAATGCTTAGAGTACTTCAGGATGATGACGTAGAAGTGTTTAGTAAATTTAAACAGGACGAAGATGGGAAGTGGTATAATTTAAGAATGGATCAGGTTAAATTAGAAAGGGAAGAGTTTGCCGAAAGACAGCGACTTAATGGCCAAAAGGGTGGCCGACCAAAAGCCAAAAATAACCCAACTGATAAGCCAAACAAAAGCACGCGCTTTAAAGATGAAGATATAAGTAAAGAAGCTAGTCATACTATAGAGACTAATACCCCAAATCATTTATTTAAACAAGAACATGACTCTGGCCAAAGCTTAGCCGATTTGTATAAAGAAATAGAATCAATCTAATGGAATTCGAAATAAGTTTAAAAACAAGTGGGATACATGACGGGGTTAATAATATCCAGATAGATGTACATTCAGAAATAACGATCCGACTAGATTTGCCCGGCGTCGTACACATTTACAATAATGAGCTGGTAAGAGAAGGCATAATGGAATTATTAAGAATTGATAACGCTATCGGCAACAAGACCAGTCCAATTGAATTTCAACAAATAGAATCATGAGCTATAAAATCCTAAAGATCTACCCCGAAGTGATGGGAGATCCAAGACTAAAATCACTAGAAGAACGAGTAGTTGTGTGTCACATACTAGGTTTTCAAAACGAAGGTAAGTGTGTGTTCAGTACAAATGCTCATATAAGCATTTTAACCGGCCTTAGCGAGCACGAAGTTCAAGAGCTAATCATTTCATTAGACCGGAGAAAAATAATCCGTATACACTGGCCTACGAACGGAACTGCTAGACAACTGGCTGTCAGAGTACCAGGTGAACCAGAATCATTTTGTGAACCCGGAGACATCTTCGATTTATACAGCGAGATCTAATGACAAAGTCTAATACAAAAAGTTTTGCATGGTATCAAGATTGCCCGCCAATTGTGGACGATTTTAAACTACTAGCTAAAAGTAAAGGGATCAAAGTGGAAGACAACAACCAAACCATTATGTGTGTGTACCCATCAGGCTTTAGAGTGATGATCAGTCGGGTAAGTCAAGTTGTGCAGTGCTACTATCTAGAGTGTGGATGGGATCACTCTTCGCGACCTCTTTCAAAATTCTCCAACGCGGAATCGATTTGGGACTACACCGTACTGCAATCAGGTACCCTTAGCACTGATGTGAAGGAGATGAGAAAAAGAATCAATGCGCTGACAGACATCTAAAAAAAGGGAGTTTTGCAAAGCGGATATATAGATTCAAATAGATCTACAACGCTTGACGATAACAGAATGGACTAACACGAGCTACACTCCGCTATTGGATGCAGCTAAAAAAATAAGTGCTAACGCAGACCTAAGCGAAGAACTCCTACACTATAGTCTGGAACAGTTGCTAACCAAGCCAAACGTTCAGGAAATAGTTGATAGTGGAGGTGCTCAGTTCTGGGTTATTCGCACCATGCTTAATAGTTGGCGGTCCACCACATCAAAATTTTACACAATTTATCGGAAATCGCTGTACAACACGGAGGACATTTCATATTTAGCTAATGATATCCCAGACGAATCTGAACCTGATCTAGAAGAGTTAGCAGCCAGGATCAGACAACAACTGGATGGGTTATACTGGTATGATAGGGATCTGTTCAATATGTACGTGACTGAAGGTCACACCATGAGCAGCTTATCCCGAGCCACCAGCATACCCCGAACCTCGATTAGTCTAACGATTAACCGGGTGCGATCATACATTAAAACAAAAATAAAATAACTTATGTCAAACAACACCACTTGGAGATTCTTCGGAACTCCAGCAACCTACGTAACACCATCAACCAAACTTGATGCAACCGTTACCAAATTAAGAGCTTCGCTCAACATTCACCCAGATCACAAAATAGAAATCTTACACGATGATGCTACTGAATCAACTACTAACAACTCTAATTCTGGCGATAGCAATCAGTACGCTGATAAACTTACCGCCATATCAAAACCTGCTAAAGAGCCTAAGGCTGTGGAGAAAGCCAATGAACTGCCACCTGTGCTTGGGGACGTGGACAGCGCTGATCCTGAATTTGCTGCACTATAACTATCCAGTTGTTGACAGCATACTTCTAGCACTAGTAACAGGTGCTGTTGCCAATGAGGTAGATAAAATACAACAAAAGCTATTCTAAATGGATAAGGATGCGTTATTCGATAGCCTAGAGTGCGACGAACCCATATTCGGTTCTGCACTCGGGCCGTTTGAAATGTATGAGGAACCGATTTATGAATGGGTTAATGCGTGTGGAGAAGACATGGTGGTGGTTAGAGAGTACGAGTACGGAAAGCTTGTTTCCGAAACACAAATGCCTAAAACAGGTAAAATACGTAAACAAGTAGGAAGTGTATGGAAGATGCTTTAAAACTAGAACTCATTGGTCTTGGAACCCGATTCTTTAACGGGATGAAGAACTACTGGACCCCACAGGATCTCGCAGAGATCTATTCGTTGTACAACCGCATTAACAACACTAACGAGACCGACACAGGTTGTCCTAGTTGTCGTCGTGCAAAGATCAACTCGTTACGAGACCAGTACATGGAGCTAATTAAAAATTGAAAATAACAACCCTAAACAAATGTTTAAACCAGGAGAATCAGGCAACGTAAATGGCAGACCAGCTGGGGTTGCCAACAAAACGACCAACCAGATCAAGCAAGCCTACCAGAAACTACTCGAGGACAACTTGGATAACATGACCCAGTGGTTGGGCAAGATAGCCGAGAAAGACCCGGCTAAAGCAACCGAGTTAATGCTTAAGTTGTCGGAGTACATTCTGCCTAAGTTGGCCAGACAAGAAGTTGTTGGCAACGACGGTGAGGACCTATTCAAGAACGTATCATTCACATTCAGCACAGCTGATAAAGAAAACCAAAATGGGAAAGAAGACTAAGGAACACAGAGCACGGGTAGCAGCCCGCAATGCTAGAATTAAAGAGGAAGGTAAAAGGTTAACTAAGGCTTACCTTGAGGCTAGAAAGGCTAGGGAGGAGTACAACAATTCCCTAATGATACAAGATGGCATTAAAGGTCCGGGATTCCTAGAACTAAACGGGTCAGATGCAGATAAGTACCAACTTTAAACCTTATCCCAAACAACAAGAAGTCCTAGACTCCATCCTTGGCAGTGAGGCTAGGCATCATGTGTTAGTAAGTAGTAGGCAATGTGGTAAGACGTTACTGGCAATCAACCTACTACTCTACTACGCGATCAACTACAAAGACAGCTACAATGTGCTTGTCTCCCCAATATACTCACAGAGTAAGAAATGCTTCACCGACCTAGTTAAGGCTAGTGGGGTTAACAACCCACTTATCACTGGGGCTAACGGGACAGAGTTAATCATGACCTTCTGGAATGGCTCGACCATCCGTATGGTGTCTGGAGAGTCTAACCAGAACCTAAGGGGATTTACTGTGTCAGGCATCTTGGTACTAGATGAGGCTGCGTATGTCCCAGAACATCTGTGGAACGAAATCCTTAGACCAACCACACTTATTAAAGGCAAGAAGGTGCTGTTCATTAGTACCCCTAACGGACCCAATTGGTTCAGAGACATCTATGACTACGGTCAAGATCCTAAACTAGAAGACTGGCAATCCTATCGTATTTCGTCGTTAGACAACCCGTACCTCGATCAAAGTGTGTTGGAGATGGCTAGATTAACCCTGCCAGAAAAATCGTACCAGCAAGAGTATCTAGGCGTGTTTGTCGAAGGTGGTGGATCTGTGTTCGAGTTCGGCCAGACAGCACTCATTCAGTACTATCGACCAGGTCCAGAACCAGGCAAGAAGTACTTCGGTGGTCTTGACCTTGCGATAGCTAATGACTTCACTGTGCTAACTATATTCGACCAGGATGGTAACGTGGTGGACTTCTTCCGAGAGAACCAAACATCCTGGGAACAGATCATTGCTAAGGTAGCGAACATGATTAAGAAGTGGAACGCGTTTACCCTAGTGGAGAAGAACTCGATTGGTTCGGTTGTCTATGAGCAACTCCAGAAGATCTGCGGTGCCAACAACGTGGGCGAGTTTACGACAACCCAAGACAACAAGATGAACATCATCGAGGATCTTAAACTGGCCTTCTCCCGTGGAGACATACGTATCCCAACCAAAGAGCTTAACCCTCAGATGCACCTAGAACTATCCGCGTTCACCTACAAGATGTTGCCCACGGGTAAGATAGCCTACAGTGGACCGAGTGGAATGTCAGATGACATCGTCATGAGTCTAGCCATAGCTAACCATTGTCTAACCAAGAAGAAGTCACGAGGCACTTACGCAGTTTACTCAGGATCGATGTTTAGTAATCCGGATCTTAGCCGTGATTAATCTCGG